ATCTTTGAATTCTATAACTCCAACTTTATCACATCCTCGCGCAGAACCTTGGTATGAAGTTACTACAGACCCATCTTCCGCGTTTTCTTCTACTCTTGTCAATATACAACAAGGTCTTTGATATTTAGCCATAAATTTATTAGCTATTAAACCTGCAATATTTCTATCTACTTGACCAGGTTTTAATAAAAATAAAAGAACTTTATTATCTAATAAATTCTGCTCTTGTATCATATTTTCAAGAAAATCTAATCCAGCATCTTGCGCTCTTGTTTGTCTATTTTTAACATTAGTACAAGTTCTAATGGCTTGTTCAACTAATTGCTCTTCTTCTCCAAGTTTATGACCTCTTTTGTTTGAAGGTATCATTTGAAACGCTTTAAATTTTAACATAGACTCAAATAATAAAGTTTTTTCTGATTGAGTACCACTTCTTACCATAGCATTAACAAAAGGAGCAATATAAAAGGCAGCTCCCCATGAAGTGATATGGTCACCTAACTTAAATTGGTTTTTTTGCCACATTGAGTAAATAAAAGGATTATGAATATTATCAGGTTCAAAGCCTTTATTTATTAAATGTTTTGTTTCTAATGATTTAAGACTCATCATATCCGCAGTATTGCCAAGAGCAACCAAATCAAGATATTGTTCTGCATTTGATGTTCCTAATAATAAATCAATATATCTGCAAAATTGCCAAGTTACTCCTACACCACTTAATTGTTTATTTGGATAGTTACTTAATTGATTATTTATTACAATAGCATCTGATGAAATATATTCAGCCTCATGGTGGTCTAATATAACTGTAATAATACCAGCCTCTTTTAATTTTTTATGATATTCATAATCGTTAGACCCAGCATCTGGAATAATTACTAAAGAATAATTATCTTGTAAGATGCTATCACAACAATCGCTTAATCCATGTTGTTTGCCTTCATGGATAATCCAAGTTAAATGATTTTCAACCCATGCGGGAAATAAATCATATAAATAATTTATTAAAGTTGCAGAAGAAGTAAAACCATCGCAATCTGAATCAACTATAATAATTGCATTTTTTTCATTTTTAATAGTTGTTATAATCGCGGTTGCCGCAGCTTTAAGACTCTCTTCACCGAATTCTAATGGAGAGTTAATATCTGCATCTGTCGTATTTATATAATGTGGTATATCTTCTCTATTTATTCCTCTATTTGTTAGCACTTGTTCTAAGGCTGTATACTCTTTATTAACTGGTTTAATTAGTTGATATTTCATAGCATAATTCTCTCCTTAAATAATTGCATAAAGACATCAGGACCTCTGTCGATAGGCGAATCTTTATATCCTAATAAATCTGTTTTATCAAACATAAAAGAAATTTGAACATATCCATTATATTTTGTATGAATAGCAGTTAGTTTTTTTGTCCAACGCTTCCATTCATCATCACCTATTTTTTGGAACTGTTTATCAAAAGCAATTACAATTTCCTTTACGCCTAAAGATAATAATAACTGAACTTGATAAGTAATAAGCGAACTTCCGCAACAAGCTACTGAAATATCATTTTCTTCTCCAAAATAACTAGCATATAAAAGACATGACTTTTCACCTTCAAATACTATTGCCTTTTGTATAATTTGAATAGCATTTTTACTATTGTTTAAATTATATAAATTAAACGATAAAGGGTGATTATACATTTTATTATTTAATTTAGCAGGCATATATTTTCCATTTTTCTCTTGTTCTTTAATTAAAGTTCTTTCTCTAATACCTATCAAATTTCCATCTATATCAAAATGAGGTATTACAATACCTTCATTCTTAGGGTCATAAGCAATGCCACGACTATTTATAATATCTCTTTTAATACCTTCTCGTTCCCAAATACTAATTCTTGGTCGTGGTAAATATTTTAAAATATTATCATCAAAAACTTTTAATTCAACAATTTGCTGCTTATCTTTATGATTAGAAATTCTTTCATAATTATTTAAAATTTCCCAATCTTTTAATTTTTCTTTCTCTTGTCCAAAATCAAAAGTTTGTGATGAATAGCCAAAGTAAGCAGCAACAAAAGCAATAGCTTTTGGTAAAGACCATTCTTCACCTGTACTAATTGTCTTTTGTTTCCTTACAAGTTCATATATATCAAAATAATCGCCGCAATCTGTATAGCACTTAAAAAGTTTTGTATTATCATAATAATATAACTTATAAGAACCTTGACCTGCGGGATTATGACAAATAGTCCTAGATTTAAAACTATTAATTTCCATTTGCGGTTCTCCGCCCAAATCTGCGGTTAATTCAAACACTTGCTCTATTGTTAAAGATTGTTTTAATTCATCTTTATTATATTTATACATATTTTAATTTCCTTTAAAAAGCACTTGATTCTATTTTAGGTTTTACTTTAATTTTTAAATCTTCAATCTCCATCAACTCAAACTGATAATTTGTTACAAACATAGGTTCAATACGACAAGTTCCACGATTTGCGCGACACCATAATAAAATATTTTTATATTTACCTCTACGATTTTTATATACAGATATTTTAATAACAGGAGTTTCAAAACCGCCTTGTTGAATTACATCAGATAATGCAGTTAAATCATCTTGAGATACTTCAAGCATAATCATACCAACATCAATTTTATCAGCGATAGATTTAGCACCTCTTAATAAGTTTTGGTCATACTGTTCTGCAGTTCTATATTCAGCATTTAACTGTGTTGCTGTCATAATAAAAATACCATATTCATTACATAAATCTTTTAATCTAATAGAAATCATAAATAAAATATTATCTTCTCTTAATCCTTTAACTCCAGATTTAGAAGATATTTCACTAAGAATTTTCATACTAGAATGAATATAATCAAAAAAAACATAATGAATATCATGTTCACGGACTTCACGCTTGATAGTATTTTCAATATCTTTTAATGAAAAATCAGGTAATTGTTCTACATAAATAGGACATTTACCTAAAAGAGTTGCGGCATAGGTTACACGCTCCCATTCTCCAGGATAATACTCTCCATTAATAATATGTTCTTCATCTACATCTGCAATAAATGCTATCATCATTGTTTGAATTTCTTCAAGTTCCTGCTCTGTAGTGATAAATAATACAGGTTCTTTATTTCCATTATCAAGCCATTTCCCTTCAGCAGAACTATATATTTTATCACAACCAATAGAACAAACATCAGCAATCATAGAACGCGTTTTACCAACACCCGTAGCTGCAGACCGCAAATAAAACTTTTTTAATCTTGCTCCTCGTGTGATAGTATTAAATATCGGTCCATATAATGGATAACCAATTTCTGGAGTTTCTTTAAAGCGGTTAAGCAGCTCTAAAGCTCCTTCACCGGCCTCCACCGCACCTCCAGTAGTGTCATCTACATATTTTAATCTAATATCAGTTATTTTTCTATCAATTAAATCTGCAATATCTTCAATAGGAGTATTATCTAGCCAATCCTCTTGAGCTTGCTTTTTCTTTGTGTCCATAATATTATCTGGGTCATATAACCAAGATAAATTCATACCAATATTTTCATACATTCTAAATAAGGTCATTTTTTTCATTCGACTATAATAATAATCAAAAGCAGCAATTTGAGTATTTTCTTTAATTTTTTCTAAATACTCTTGACCTTTATTTGCTTTATATACTGCTAATTTTTTTGGTCTTTGCTCAAGATAATCTTCAATAGCATTAAGGGTAATTTCTTTTGCTCCTAGTGCATGAAGATTATAAATAGAACCAAATAAAATTTGATGAAATTCTTCTGTAAAATCATCTTCATTAAAATTATATTTATCTTCTTCATCTAATAAAGAAGGATTATTATATATAGCTCCTATAATTTGCACAATAGCAGCTGAATCCGTATATTTACTACCCATATCCTACTCCTTATCATCATCAAATAAAAGTCTTATTCGCTTAGGTTGAACAGTAGGCGGAAATATCTCAATTACTTTTTCTTTAGGTCTATAAGCCTGAATATCTTTACTTTCATTTGCTAATTTTGCTAAATATAAAGTATAATAATATTTGCAAGCATCATTATAAATATAAGGAATAATTCCAATACCGCCATTTGCTTTTTCTGTTGAATTTCCTTTAACTTCATACCAATAAATTAAAGTCTTTAACATTCCGCTATAAGTAAACTGATATTGTTCCTTATATTCTTTTAATTGTTTCCGCACTCTAGCATTAACATAAGGTTCATTAAATAGATGCATTATATATTTTTCTAATGCTTCTAAATCTTTTTCCTCTTGACTTTTATTTTCTTCATGTTCTTCTGCACAATGTTTATGAGCATATCTACGGGCGGATATTTGGGTAGTAGGTTCTTTATCACGATTAAATCTTTCGCCACAATAAACACAAGTTACATAATGTGCCGCCATATGATACCTCTTTTTCTTTAATATTCTTATACTTATATTATATCACATTTTTTTAAATAAATCAAAATAAGGCGTGTCTAATTTAGACCACGCCTTATACTTCTTACTCTTTAGTTTGAGTTAATTCCTTTAAATCTGTGACAATCAAATCAAGTGCTTCAGTTTGTTCACGAGAACACTGATTTACTTTCTGTCCCTTACCAAGATACTTTTCAGTAATTTGAACAATTCTTGGTTGCCAATAGCTTTGAAACTTCTCTTTATCTGTATTTTCAATTAAGGCATTAACAATATTGTTAAATGTTTCTACTAATTCATCAAAATCAAGAGTCTGAGTAGTATCTGTATAAAGATTAGTTCTTTCATCAGTAAAATACTCTGTTCCATCTTCTTCCATTTGCTTATCAATAGCATCACTAATTGCTTTTACTAAATCATTATAAGTAAAATCAATATAATCTGGTGTGTATTTAAAGCGGCTACCAGCTATATAACGCGGAGTTCCACGCATAAATAATTTAGTTGTGGTTGTGGTTGTTCCATCCTCATTTTGAATACCTCTTGAGTATCCAATAATATCACACATACGAGATACAATATTACGAGGCTTACTACCTAATGTTGGGACAATCTGATTAAATTCTTTACCAGTTTCATCAGTAAAAGTCTTATCTACTGCATGGCTAATAAGAACTAAACCATATCCCATCTGTACAATACTTCTAAGACATTCATCAAATTCTTTAGCAACCATTGTGTATCCTTTACCGAAAGGAATGTCTCCAATCGCATCTACACCAAAACCGCCATCTGAACGCTTAGCATTTGCACAAATATATTTTTCACATAAATCATATGCAATATCCGCAGTATCTACAATAATTGTTTCAAACTTCTCTTTAACTGCGGCGTCTTGTAACTGACGTAATACTTTTCTAAATTCTGCCCACGCATTAATAGGCTGTGCCATAGCTCCAGGAATTGCATTATAACCTTTTTCAAAGGCTAGTAGCAAATGTCTTGGAAACTTAGTCGCAATAGTTGTTTTACCAGATTTAGGTTCTCCATAGAAGAAAACAGAATATCCTCTTAAATCGCGGCTAACTTGATGCGGAGCAATGTTTAATAAATCTATTCCACTCATAATCTATTTTAATCTCCTTATATTTGCTTTAAAATAAAGTTAAAATATAAGAG